ATACCATGCACCACGACCGAGATCCTTTGCGTAAAATCGAATTGGACTCTCTTGGTAATCACAGTATGCTTCTACTTGTTCCGGCTGGACATATCCAGCATCCAGAGCAAACTCAACTTCATCAGGTTTCATGTCCAGAAAACCTTTTGCCAGCTTCGTACGTACAACATAGTCAAAAGCATCATCCGCAGATATATGCCTGTCATCCAAAGCCTGTTCGACCTCCGCAGGGGCCAACGACATTAAAGGTCTGTCCATAAGTTCTCCGTTATTTTAAAGCGTCAAAGGCGTCTGTCGTTGCCTTCAAGTTAGGTTTAAGTTCTACTTCAGTTTCTTTCGATAAGCTGCGCAGTCGGTTGCGAACGTTGTTAACATCAGGGGGCGTTTTAGTACCGGCCTGAGCTTGACTTGGTGTCCCTAAACCGAGAGGATATTTCTTGAATATTTTCTCAGCGACACTGTCACTGATTTCATCAAGTTCTACAGCCGTAGGCAACTTCTGGTTCTCCTTAACGTATTCAGAGAGAGTTGTCTCCCACAGGACTCGCGCCTTTTTGACACGCATAGGACCATTGGTTGGATCGAGAGCATTCCCGATTTTATCTGTAGGACTTAACAGATTCATAAGATCTCGCTCAGCGTCCTTCTTCTGCGTGCGCCACTCATTATAGCCAGATGTGTGTTCCTGCTTCTGGCGTTGAACGATGACATTTAAAAGCTGTTTAAAATCATGTTCACTTAAAGAATTGGCAACTGTATTCAAACCTTGAACAGTCAGATTGTTATGCGCGGCTACAAAGGCAGTGTTATAGACATCCCGATTAGATGATTCAGGGAAACCCTTACGCTGTTTGAGCCGGTCAATGATGTTTAACAAGGCGTGTGTTTGCCCGAAATTCAGAACGACACCGTCAGCATTTGCTTTCGGGTCTGTATATCGGCTGATTCTCAAAGCCAAAGTATTAAGCTTTTTGAGATCTGTGCTGTCAGTACTCAAGAGATCAAAGAGGAGGCCTGTTCCGATTTGTGTTTTCAGTTCAGCCTTACGTTTGGTCTCAGCAACTTCAGCGTCTCTGTCTGCTTTATCTTTGGCGATCTGAGCGCGATGTTCCCAATTTCTAATAGCCTCTTTCTGACTTGTATCTGTCAGTCGAATTCCAGAAGCATCAGGCTCATGTCCAAATTGAAGTAACTCAGGCCTGTTTTCCAATTCTGCGATTTCTCCGACAATACCAGTGAAAAGTGCAGAGACTTCTCCAGTCTTAACCCCAAGTTGTTTCGCGTTTCCTTGAAGATCCGTTAAAAGATCTCGCAGATCCTTTCCGGCTGAATCTGTATCACCGGCTACGATAATCTCAGACACTGAAGACCGAATGATCTTACTCACATTCTGGACGGTTTGATCATGAAGAATGGCAACCTGATGTTTCTTAAATTTACTGTCAAAGGTTCCGGTTAATTGCTGTGCGTGTGGTAAGAAATGCTCCAAGTAAGCCGGGGCCATTCCGCTAGTGTGCTCCTGGAGGAGTGAAGTCTTTGCCTCTTCCCACTGCTCAGCCGTACCACCTTCAGTCTTTATTAACTCAAATTGTTCTGTAAGACCGCTCTGAAATTCTGCAACAGAAGCACGTGCCTGAAGATTGTTGTAAGCATCTGAGAAGGCTTTTATCTTCATTTCTTCTTTAGTTGGCTCACGTTTATCCGCAAAAGCTTTCAAAGCCTCACCTTTATGTTTCTCGTCCTCAGACTCAGCGTATCTTCGAAGTGCTGGTTGTAACGATGAAAGGCCTTTAACAAGAGCAGCCAAACCGTTCGGATCACGGTGATACCTAAAATAAGGGTAGGATGTTGAAGCTTTCGCTCCTGTGGGTTTTGCAACCACCTCAGCAGTTACACGATCTCCCATGGTGTTCTCCTTTAAGTGTTCTTTGTTTGACGTGACTTATAGTCACTGTAAGTTCCCGCGATCTGAAGTCCGGCACCAATAGATGTACCCAACCAGTCCACTTTAGGCACACGCACATACGGTGCATTTCCTACTGTAGTTCCTCGACGCTGTGCAGACTCTTTTTCAAATTCAATCTGTTTTGATTTATTTTGCCGGTTCTGCTCAATCGTAGCGATATCCATTCCAGCTGCGCTGTAAACACCACGCTCAAGCATCTCGCTAGTCACAGCACCCAGGCCCATCTCACCAGCAGCAACAACGGCTGAAGCAGCATCCTGCTTTGCTTTAATGGCTCTATGGGTCATCTCGTCATGTGCTTGTTCACCCACCTGAGCTTGTTGGATTGTCAACTGATTAATATCGGCCTGTGCTGCTGCCCGACTTGCCTCAGCTGTAGCTCCGTACTGGCTATTCGCATACGCCTGTTCGCTGAGAGCAGCATCCTGCATTTGCATCTGACCCATAATGTTCGCGCCCGCTTGCGCGATTGTCAGTAGGCCCATACTCATGGATACAGGTTCACACATATTTTAGCCTCACGAATTCATAAAAAGGTAATTGTAAACACCCATAGGGAACTTCACGTAAAAACGTAAATCCAGCCGCTTTTAGCCAGCGAATAGAAAGTGTATTTCGGACATCCACATAGTTCATCAAAAGGTCATACTCCCTATGAAAAAGATTAAGCCAATGTGGATACGCCCGAAGGAAGGATCGCGCGACTAATTTCAAGTTATCCGTCGCTAACATCCAGGGAACACCAACATTCCACGCCTTAATCTCAGAAAGACCGAAAATTCCTACAGGTTCTAAGGTTTGTTTTTGGCGTACTGTGAAACAATAAAGAGACTCCCGGAGACCCACCTTGAGAACTGCATAAGGGGATCTTCCGGAAGTCGCTTTTATTTCATCTCTATCTTGATCACGCAGTCGCGGAGCAACATACGCAATGTCCTCCAGTATCGTTTTCTCCACCCGCCCTAACATTAAAGTCTCCTTGTTCTCATGACAAAATTTCCTTCCCACTCAGCACTCTGAATGTTGGATGGAAAATAGCTGTCATTAACAATTTTTATGGTTACATTCTCAGCGTTGCATATCACTGGAAATGATAGCGTACCTGAAGCAATGTAGGGTGAACCAATCACCGCTGCAGATGTTCCGAGTAGAACCTTGTTAGGATAAGTATAAGTGCTTCGACTTCCAGGTGTGACTTCAATATAAAAGAGGCCACTGTCTGTAAAATTGACGTGCATCTTCTGAAGCTGTAAACGCCCCTCAGTGACTGTTACGCCGTCTTTTCTGACATATTGCGTGGAGAAAGTGTATTCATGGGTGTATGACTTCCCAACATAACACTCTCCGTCGGACCAATCGCCGTCCGCTTTGATTGTCGTTGCAGACGGGCGCGTCGTGTTGGCAACCTTACCACCGTGTTTACCAGTAAAGTCCGGCCCTAAGACAATCTCGAAGTCAGTTGAAGCATCACTGTACGGTAACGTCCATGTGGTTTCATCTGTACCGCCATTATAAACGCCCGTCAGTTCCGTCTTTCGATCTAAAAAGACCGGGAAAGTTAAATCACCATCAGTCACTCCACTGTGCAAATAGATTTTCTCTAAATACACACCATCATCGCGGGAGACGACTAACCATAGCGTTGATTCAACGAGAAAGACTTTAAGTATATTATCCGTTGATGTCACAGTCCAATGAGACCAACTTGACTGCAACTTCTCGTTCCCATTCCAGTAATACTTGTAGACGTAAATGTGCGAAGGTTGATCACTACTCAAGACAAATAGTGCATCGTCATTAGTGCTTCCGACAATCTGTGTGACATTCCCAGGGACATATTCCGGACAATGCGCGGTGACATCTGCAGCATCTTCAGACAGATTGTCCTCATTCACAAAGTATTCCTTGAGTGCTGTATAGGAACCTTTTGGGACGGCGAAATAAATATACCGACCAACACCCACAGGACGCACGCCAATGTCATTCTCAAATTCAGTAGACGGCTCAATTTTAGCAGAATCAGGAGTGAGAACCGATTCTCCAGAAGAAAGCTCGAACTGTGTCTGCTCTGAAAATAAAATAAGCCGTTTGTCCCAGGGGATTGCATGATGTAAAATACAGACTTTTTCATGGCTGGCAGCCAAGTCAATAGGGTCTGTATCTAATGAGACCATGACGCTTTCATGCCAAAAGTTATAAAAAGAACCGGCACGTGAGAGTACAGGATTTTCATCAGCCAGAATTCCAAGACGATTTCTAAAGAAAAACATCGAGTTTAATTTCTTACCAATAAAAGAGGCCGCAGGTGAGCTATCGTTATCACCCACTGAACGGTCTGCCCAGTCACAAACTTCTAGCGTAAACGCGCCGTCTGATTCCCGGACAAGTTTGTGAGGCATGGTTGTTGCATCTAAGACATTTTCAGTAGACCATCCTCGGCATTCTTCCCACGTTCCAGGGCCAACAGTACCTCCATCGAGTGTCGTAAACTCCACATAGTAGTCATCCAGCGTTGTTTCGTCATCGCCTTGAACAAGGAGCTTTGCTTCGTTCCAACAGTTTGGGGGAAGTTTAGACGACCGTGCGATCAAACCCTTCATCCCGACTAACGCAGTATCTCCATAACTGTCATATGTCGTGAAAGTAAAATCAGCTCCTGCCGCTTTAGTTATCTTCAACATTGAACCAAAACGATCACAAGTAATATTAGCGACAGCATCAATAAGTGTTTCTAATTCTGAAGCAATATTATCAGTCGTATAGGTAGCTGCAGTAGTTGTTGTAGTATAAGCACATTCCGTTCCGTCAACTGTAACTGAATACTTCTTTGATGCAAGGCCTGTTTTAACATAGACGTAAGCAACATTAGGTTCCGTGTCAGGAGATTCTGAAGAATCAAATGCCGTTGTTACATCTTTATTGACGATAAACGTGTGGTCTGCAATCGTGAGTAAATAGAAGTCTTCACGAGGTGTACTTGTATTTAAGTAGGCGAGACTTGAAATATCGGCACAAATCCTATAGGAGTCTCCGTTGTCCCAGTCGTTATCAGTCCCACCGGTAAGAGCCAACACCGTGATCGTCGTTGCATCGTTAGCTGTGATAACACCGTACGATCCATCTGTTACGTTGTAAATGGTGTAATCCACCCATTCACTGGGTGTCCAAGCTTTAGTTGAATCTGTTAAAATCGTAGCATGAGTCGTTGAGCTATGTGTGCCAGAATCCTGTTCAGCTCCAAAGACAGATTGTTCACTCCCGGTCAGATCAAAAACCCGAATACCTGTGTCAGCTAAAATAACAACGTAACGTTCTGTGCTATCTCGATTTATAAAATGAACATAGGCGTTCTCATTCGAAAGAGCTGCCTGAAGTTTTGCAACATGATTAACGGGAGGGCGTTTTTGAAGGCCTTCCACCAGAGACGAATAGCCGTTCACTTCAGTTTCGCCTTGCGACGGCAACCGCAACGATGGACTCTGCTGAGAAATCCCGTTAAAAAGATTTGGAATATCTTGACTAATTCGTCCCACAGTTTACTCCTAAATGAAATAGCCGTCTCGAAACCAGATATCGACCGTGTCCGGACTTTCGAGCATATTATAGTCAGCGTTATCGGACTCGCGTTCCTTTAAGACAGCTAGTGCTTGTAATTCATCGTCCTCAGTCAGTGTATCTGTCACTTCACTTCCGAGAATTTTGAGTTGATAAATACGTCCAGCTTTGATCGTTATATACGCACGGGCATGCTGCGGAAGTTCATCCCAGGTGAGAAATAGTATGAGGTTCACCTTAACGTCCTCTACAACATCTGTAAAAGTAAAGGTGTGATTCTCTTTATCGTATAGCTTCCCATTCCTCATTACGAGATTGCGATATGCATCAGCACCTGTAGTGTCTACATCAAGTGTATTTGCTGGTAGAAGAAGATAATTACTTGCATCAGGCACCAGTGGATACTCTTCTTCGGTATTGAAATGCCAACCTTGCATCTGAACATCACGAGACGTCTCATGTAAGGTGGCTCTTGCGACGGCAGCATCTGCTAAACCAGAAATTGTAGACAGAGAACTTATTGGTGATTCTGAAATAAGCGATAACAGAAAATTTACAGCTTCAAGTTCTGTCGTCGGGGTGTACGTTAAAGACATCTCAATCTCCTAATAAAAAAAGGGAGGTCCTTAGCCACTAGTAAGCTAAGGAATCCCCCCTGTAGGTAACTATCGGTTGATTGTTTAGACCGTATGGTCAAACTCAATACAAGACTCAGGCCGCAAGTATCCATGACCAACAGCGTATTTGGCCACGATCAGCGTTCCCTGACGTCTGATGTCATACGCAGACTCCAGCGCGAGATCAAGCAGCTTCACGGTACCAACACCGGTCTTGTGCATCACGAGACCGGCAGTATGCTGCGCGTCAACACCATGATAGGTATTGCCTGAAAGATCAGTAGAAGGCAGATGGTTTGTCTTGAGGATCGCAATTCCAGCAATCTTCAGCACATCACCCTCGGCGTAACTTCCACGCCCACCGTAATCCCGGTTGATAGCCTTTGCAGACTGAACCAGCGCGTAGTACTGCGCGGGCCTGTAATAGGCATACCTGTCATCTTCAGGCACATCATGCTCGTCGAGATTCTGAGCTGCGGTATACAGACCCTCAGCCAGAGCTTCAGCAGCCGTAGCCAGCGTCGCACTGTCAAAATCCTCGTCAGTGATTACAGTACCGGCATTACCCTGATCATCGAAATTACTCGAAGCGCGGGCACCCAGGATACCTTCCTGAAGGACGTTCTTGTCGTACTCATAACCCAAAGCCCGACCACACTCGGCGGTATAGATGGACCTTACGTCATAATGATTCATTGCCTCGTCCAGATTTGCGATGAACACTGGAGAAATCAGAAGGCCGTCAATGGTGATAACCTTCTCCATGTGCTCAATCTGCCCGCCAGTAATCTCATTACCAACGGTGTGATAGGAGGCGGTTGCTTTCCAGGTTGCAGGAAACTGTGCAGACTTCCCGTGTGCAATGGTTCTTTCAAGGTGCTTACCCTTGACAATGGCCGACTCTTCGAAAGCCGTCAACACCTCACCCGCAAATACTTTCAGAAACAGGGTGGTGGCATCGCCGGTAGCGAGGGACTGGCCCAAGCGAGAAACAGTTGCATTACTCATTGTTGTCTTATCCTTTCGTGTAATGTAGTGATTCTCCACTCCAAGATGAAACTCACAGGTCTACATCACACTCGCGACACTTTACACAGAGTTATCCACCCGCAGGTGGGCAAAGGTTCCATGCGTCAAGTGAATCTGTAAGACGCCTCCAAGAAGGGGGATCATGGTTATCTGAAAAGATTCAGGCCAATCACCAGAAGGGAGGAGAGGGGTGGCCAGGAGGAGGCGGCCCGACCACCCCAGGAGGAGGAGAAATGTCCACGCAGGGGGAACTGCGCGGGTATCCTTTTAACCCTGTGTAGGGTTAAAGAATAGAGGATCGAGCCAACTTATCAGTGACTTCTTTACGATAAGCCGGATCAGTTTTATAGCGAGGATCACGCATTGCGTCCGTAACCTGAGCCCTGGACGCGAAAACGGAACCATGAACATCAGAGCTGTCACCAGACAGAAGCTTAGGATCTTTACCATTAGCGGCCTCATACTTAGACTGTAAGCCACTCACCGCCAACATTGCATCTTCAGCAGTTCCAGCAGTCACTGCGCGATCATAAGCAGCGATCTCAGCTTGAGTCATATTTTCTGCAGCCCATGTGACCATCTCGTTGTAGTGATCTTGACCACCGACATGATCATAAACTTCCTGATAAAAAGTCGTGGCTAAAGCTTCCTGGCCAGCGATATACTGATCGACATACTCACGAGGAATGCCAGCTTTTTCCAGCTTGGCATAAGATTCATCGGTGAGGGTGCCCTTTTCCGCATATTCGGCGGTCAGATCTTCCATCTTCAAACCCGCTTTTTCCACGGCTTTATCGGCAGCATCAGCATCAGCATCCGGATCAGCATTGTCAGCATCGGCATTGTCAGCATCGGCATTGTCAGCATCGGCATCGGCATCAGCCGGTTTGCTCTGCTTTTTCTCCAGTTCAATATAACTTTGAGCCAGAGCCTCTGCGTTGACTTCACCAGTTTCAGCGTTCCAAAATTTCTCAGGACACCACTCCGGGCGTTCAGAAGCAGCCGCAAGACTCGGATCATCATCCGGTCTATCCATAGGATTAGGCGTGATGATTTTACCATCCACATCTACGACGTCACCATTCTCATTTGTCCCAGGAGCATTCGCTGGTGTGTCCTCAGAGTTTAATACAATACGTTCAACCATGTGACCTCCTTATTGTTCAGAGCCGCCTTGTGAACCTGCAGCAGCTCCGAGTTGATTTATAACATTCGGGCCTAACTTCTCAATCATCGACTGCATCTGCATTCGCTGTTCAGCTTGTGTTATTTCTTCCGGAGTCTTTATGAGACCACCCATGTCAATTCCAAGAGCTGTTCCGGCTCTCTTAATGTAATCACCAACATTCATATAAGTTGATAATACAGCCGGTCCAAAAGGTGCTAATTGATCAGCTAAAACGCGCAATTTATTCAAATCATGCCCGCGACCTAACGCCTCTAGGCCTGTTGTAATTTGCGGTTTCACCACACCTTCAGGCAGCTTGGGCAGTTTCTTCTGCTTCTGCAGTTTGTGTATCAGAAGTTTAACCAAAGGTAGTTGGAATTCCTGTGACAGAATCGAATAGACACCACCAAGGGCATCTTCTAATTCCCCTGCCATATATCGAATTTCTTCGGCAGTCACCCGCTCTCCTTTGCGCTGAACAGACGTGTTCAACAGAAATGCAAAAGACAGGCGAGACGTGATCTCCTTAATTGTCTCAAAGGCAATCTTAAAGTCAGCAAATTTCTCCATCTGAATCGTCGTAACGTCGGTAGCGTTTCCTTCACGGATAGATCCATTAGGTGCTTCATCCAGCGTTTTCGCTGAAGTCGAACCGTTGGGAGCAACTAAGAATAAGACTTTAGCTGCAGCAGCCGAACCTTGAACGATGGCTTTAGTGAGCTTTTCGAGGGAGTAGAGATCACCGAAATATTCTTCAATGAAACCCCGACCATAATCCTCATTATCGATTTTCGTCCACCGAAGAGCCATCCAAGGACATTTGTCTTTTGGATAATGCCCAGTACTATCCGGGATGACAATGCCGTTAATCTCCTGATAAATGTTATAGGACTCGCCAGACAGGTAAATTCGAGTATAGAGCTCAATAACATCTTCTCGATTGTTCTCCGTGTCGTCTACGCCACACGCTTGCTTAACAGACTCACTCAAAGCCAGCGTAGAGATTCCCTCTTTAGTTATCATCTCCAACACAGTTCCTGCAGGATCGCGCTTAACCACAAAGCGTGATAGCGGAAAGATACGCAAACCATTCTCATTCAGAATGTTGACCAACACGTTTCCACCAACGATCAGATGCTTTAAGACTTCAAACGTAGAAACACGAATGGCTGAAGACTCGACGTCCGACATGACGGCCCGTTCCATCTTATTGAAACCTTCTTCAACTTCAGCTCGCATTCCTTCTTGTTGCGTTAACTGTTCCAGAGTAAAGTCGTCCACGGTGAGTTTAAAAAATGGACTATTGGGTGGGAGCAGGGCGAGCAGCAGTTTAGACGCAAGGTTGTTTGTGCCCCTTGCGCCCAGGCCCTGATATGGAGTGGGATAGATGGTGTGAGCGTTATTTTCCTTGGGAGGAATTAACGTTGGTATGGTGAGCTTCGCGCACTTTTCAGCCCGTTCGAGATACGGATCACGCAAAGATTCTAACTTGTTGTAAAGGGACTTGGCAGTGCCGTCGCCTTGAGTTTCTACCATAAGGGTCTCCTATTTCGGGATATTCAATCCAGACCCCCGACTCGCGCTCGCAGTCGAATCTGCACGGTTAATTCGAAGAGAACTTCGTCCGGCAGCTCGTCGCTTCTTGGGATTCTTTTTCTTGGATTTGATTTTTAAAGGCGAGGAAGTAGGTGGGGGTGCTTCCGGAGTAATTACCGGGGCGGGTATAGACGGTGCGGCGGGAACTTTGGGTTTCTTGAAGATCGCAGAACTACACATTAAGATGGCTCCTTCCGTATGACTTCTGGAAGATCTGCTTGAGTTTCTTTCAATTTAACATTCAACATACGCACGAGCATACGCTGACCTGTTTTCATCCAGATCTCACGCTCTGACCACGCCGGATCAGCCGAGCATTCTGGATATAATTTGTTTAACTCGTGAATCAGATCTTCAGAATAAAGTGGTATTTTTTCCATGAGTTTTCCTTATATGAGGGAGGGGTCTACCTAGACCCAGGGTTAGCTTCAAGTTTCACATTCGGTTTCAACTTTTGGTACACATGCTGTGGGTGAATCCACCCGCTCACTGCGCGTTAAAAAAGCCAAAGCTCCACAGGGGCATCGCATAGCCTTTATTTCAATACCCCCGTAGAGCCTCAACTCTCCCAGTACTCTGTCACACACAGAACAGACAATCTTAAAGTTCTCCACAGCCGACTACTTAATAATCAGTCTTGGAGGGACACGCTGTAGATCTAAAATCCGGGTTTGAAGTTTGAACATGGTGGTATTTTGTTCAACCATATTCTGGAATAACTCCTTGTTCATTCTACGAGCATCATCAAGATGTAATTTCAAAGCTTCACGTTCACCCGCAGATCCTTCTTCAGATGGCCGGATTCCGGCACGATACAGATCATCCATGAGCGTCTGAGCTGCTGAATATGAAAGTGTCATAAGTGAATCGAGAAGTGTTCCAGCTTCATGTTTGACAACTTCAACGCTTTGGACATTCAGAAAATGACCACCTTTTTCAGAAAAAGCATACACCTGCAGACTGTTTGAAGGCACATCGAGTTTAACGCGCAGTTGGTGATCATCCCGTGTATGTTCACACGCACAAAGCAATCGCTTATCAGTCTTCGTCATTGAATATAATCTCCCATGCGTAAGGGTTAAATTTCTTAGATACGATAAGAGGCACACCACAAACTGCGTCCAGGGATTTCAATTTTCTCGTTGAGAACAGGAGGATCTCCTTACGTAAAGCATCAGCAATTCGTTGACCAACAATAAGAGATTTAAATTCTAATCCCAGTTCTCTCAATTCCAACAGTGAAGTTACCATCTTATCAATAATATCCGTCACACCTTGTTCGGGAGGGGGAGACTTTTTTCAGCCAATGATGGAGGAGCCAAGCTGGCGTCACACCTTGTTCGGGAGGGGGAGACTGTTCGTCGGAGGACTGTGTGTCTTGTTCAGTAACAGACACCTTGTCTGCCAGAGGATAAGGCAAATCATCCAGGGACTCCGGAAGCAAGCCTCTTTCGATACGCTGCTTCGTGTCATAAGCACAGAACAAATTCCAGATTGCCGCAATCAAATGGTTTTCATCACGCATCCCCACAGTGAACTCAGTTAAGTGTCGCATCCCTGAGTCAACAAAACGTGAGATTGGAATGCCCTTCTCCCAGTTACGATCACCATACTTCTGGCATCCTGCCTGAAAATGCTTGGCCAAATCCATTAGGGCAAACATGGGGAGTAGGTCAAAGCGTCCTTTATTCTCCTGCGTATCTCTGACGGCACCGGTTTCAAACTCCTGTCGTTTCCCTGAGTCTTTGATCACGTAATCTCCAACACCACGATGATCTGTTTTAACTGACATTTAATCGCCTCCTTTTCCTCTTCATGATTTCGTTTCACATTCCAGGAAACAAACTCGCTTCCAGCATAACAGCTCCGGCAAGGCTCAGACATCCCCGAACGCTTTGCAAACTGACAATCGGTACAGGCGGCTTCAGACTCAGCATGCTCCGGCAGCAGGGGTAAATAGGGGCAATACCACGGCTTTGTAGCTGAGGTAAAGCATACGGAACAAGGCACTTTAGCTCCTGAGCTGGAATAAAAAGCGCATGTAATACATTTAGGTCTCATTCATCCTCCTCTTATCCGGTTTAAAGTTGGGCCGTTCGCGCGTTGAATCATCAAGACAAGAACGGCAGGGTTCTTTTAATCCCTTCACGTCGCGCATATCACAGTGCTTACAAGCAATACACCACCGCATTTCAACGGGATCACTCGTTAAGTTGGTGTCCATAAGATGGGCCTCCTTGTTTCAAAATTAAAATCTTCAACTCGAAGAATTCTTGCCATGCGTGCATTTAGTAACGCATCCTCCTCTGTGAGTCCAACACCAAGGAAAGCAGACAGACACGCCTCCCAGTATTCTTCAAGTGCGACTTCTTGAAGAATTTTATCAGCCCTTACAGGGCCAACCCTGGGAACACCTGAATAGTTATCAACAGGATCTCCCATTAAAACTTGACGATAAAAATTGTAGTCGGCTTCATCCTTTGTAATCCGACGCAACTTTTTAGTCCGAGGGTTGTATACTCGCCCCGGAATGGTAAGCATGTCCTTATCCGTTGACACGATGATTCTCTTACCACTGCTAGATTTCTTATCCGTCGCTAGGATTCCCATCACATCATCAGCTTCAAGTCCGTCCCACAGTTTTACGGGATATTCCATAATGAAGAACTTTCGGATATCTGTTAACAAGGTGGGTTTTGGTACTGACTTGCGGTTGGCTTTATAATTGGGATTTATCTGTTTACGGAAATTCGTCATACTGGAGAGACACACAATGAGATTTACTGTATTCAATTCCCTCGACAACTGTTCAAACGATTTGTCGATATCAGCTTTGGCTTGGTCAAGGTCTGCCAGTTCAGATTGCGTGTCCCCCCAGTCAAACGTCTGAGTATTTTTAAAGGCATAACGATAGGCATAAATATCCCCATCGATCAACGCCGTCGATTTAGATGCCATTGCGCGTATTCTTAAAGAAGTTCCAACCGCGCAACCCGAAGCTGGCAACGATGGCACCCAAAAAAGCCCACTGATACCAGTCCGGAGTTGAATTTTTCAAAACTTCAAATCCAGTTTTTACGAAGGGCTGAAAGCGCGGGATGAAACACATGATAAAAGGAACAGATAAAAGAACTGTAAACCATTCATCCTTCCACGAAAATTTCATTCCCTCAGCAGCGATGTTGTCATAGTTGACGTCGCCTTCCACAACTGTTTGATGCCTCTTGACGGCACCCTCAACTTTTGCTTTAGCAACTGCCACCTTGCCCTGAGATTCAATCTTCTTGCGCTCCTGCCAGTTAGTGAAAAGCTTTCCACCAGTTTCGATGATACTCAAAACCGCAGAAACTACTGGAATACTCATGATAACCTGACTCCATCAGTCGGCGCGCCCATGGATATACTGGACATGAAACCCCCGCGATCATAGAGTATCGCCACTGTTTTCGTAACGCGATTCTCATAGACAGCCACGAGTTCCGTTCCTGTGGGGATAACAGCGTTCGCCCACTTTACCCATTTTGCAGTCACGTCAATCGCCACGGGCTCAGGTTTTTCTTCGTGTCGTACCATATCGCACAACTCCTCATATCGAGTCGATTCCAGGAACTTGTTATAATCTTCATCAGCTCTAAGCTCACGAGCAATCAAATCAGAAGCCCAAGTTCCAGGCTTGTTGTTTATCTTTTTGATCGTGTCTAAGTCATACATAATAGCCTCCTTCTAATTTTGTGGTTAAGGTTTAAGGTAAAATTTTTTCAAACTCAGCCAGTCGCGTGTAAATCCACGCCCGAAGTTTAACTTCCAGACCATTCGCTGGACGTGGTAAAAATGAAAGCCACAATGCAAGCTGCAGTTCTCCAGCCTCTTCGACCATCTGAGGCGTAGGGTAAGACTCGTAGCGAACAGACCCACGCAACTGTTCATTGGTTTTATCTTTTTGCATCTATCCTCCTCCTCCTCCGTGTGTGTTTTACTTTGACTTGTTTAACCACATCCGCACGATGATGACTGCAGCTGCGGGCCACATCAAAGCTTGCAGCGTACCGGCTGTGATATCAATCACCCCTAACATCATCTTCAGCTTAGTCAGCTCCATAATCAAATTGGCTTGAAAAATTTCCATATGCTTATTCTCCTTTCTTAATGTGTTTCAGCCCAAGACTGACCGATCTTATACTCCCCGTCTAAGGGACACCGAAACTTAAAGTGTTCTCCAGCCTTTTTAATGGCCTCTACACCAGTTGAACCTACAGCGTCAGCAACACCTTCCAGGGAATCAACCTGCCACTCGTCATGGATATTGGCGCAGAATTCATAATGAACTCCAGGCTCTAAACCACACAGAGTTTTTTGTTGAAGATCGGCATCAAATATAGCCAGAGCTTTCTTCATGACAATTGCCCCCGCACCTTGCAGTAAAGTGTTCAAGGCTGAATGCGGAGATCTAACGTGCAAATGTCTGCCGTCGAGACCAATGAGATATCCCCGTTTACAGGCAGCTTGAACTCCAGCTTGTAATTTAGAGAGAGCCGGGAGATTGGCGAGAAACGTTTTACGTAACTTACCACCTGCTCCGGCACCTTTCTTAAGGAGTTCTCCAAGCTTTGCATTACCTGCTCCGTAAAGGAAGGCATAGACAAATCTTTTAGCAAGGTCCCTGTATTTATCTTCCTCCGGGAGGCCGAGTCGCTCTCGATTGTAACTGTGTATGTCAGACTTAAGGATAATTTCTCCATATTCACCTCCATCCCACCGTGCCATATAGTGTGCCAGACACCGCAGCTCTAAACCTGATGCGTCAATACCAACTAAAGCTCCAAGTCGAGGAACAAACAGACTGCGACATTCCTTGCCATACGGTTTATACACTGCCGGGACCTGCGCCACATTTGGGTGGCTATGTGTCATTCGACCGGTTACCGCACCATTCGAATTGACCGAACCATAAATCACACCTTCCCGTTCCTGTTTAAGCCACGCTTGAGTTCCCTCGGCCAACTGTGAGATCCTCTTATCTACAGTCAGGTATTCAGACAGGATAGGTGCTTCAGGATATTTCAACTTCGAGATGACCACCTCGTCAACTTGCGGTTTGCCACCGCCCGTGAAAACTGAAGGCTTCCACCCGCGAAGCTTGATTAAACGGTCCGCGATATGATCACGAGACGCAGCATTAAATTCAACCAACTTAACGCGCGTCATAGGACAATCTTTTGTATATCTGTAACGCTTGTTGTTAGCTTTAGGTGTGAAACTCTTCGCTGTCCCTGGGGCTCTCCACCCATCTTTTGGGACATACCACGGCTTGAAAGTGTCTTGAAGTTGCGCCTCCAGTTCCTTTTTCTTTTTGACCAACTGGGCGTATAGCGATCCTCCAGCATCAGTATCAAAACCAAACCCATACTCCTCTTGTCGCCACACAATCTGCGCAACTTTATGCTCTAAGTCCAAGGCTTCCGGGCTGTACTTTTTGGTTTCAATCAGTGTGAGAAGATCGTCAGTAACACGCACATCTTGCTCGCAATAGTCATCCATTTCAGGTGTCCACGTTCCCCAAGGTCCCTTAAAATCTCCCTTATAATTTCCGAGACGATATCCCCAAGCCTCCAAGGACTGCTTACCATAGATATTTCTTGGGATCTTACCCTTACGCATGGCAACTGCATCGCGATCTTTCAGATCCGTCCAAATAAGTTTTGCCATAACAAACGTGTCTAGTACTTTACCTTTGGGTTCAAACCCAGGGTACACCTTCTTGATTGCAGGGATATCAAACCGAATAATGTTGTGACCACAGATGACGTCTGCTTTCATCAGCCACTGCAATCCCTCTGCAAGTGTGTCCATTGCGGGTGTGTTCCGAAACCGGTAAACGGTCTTCTTCCCATGCACCCGCACGGACATACAATGGATCTTTGTTAATTCATCGAGCAAGCCGTCGGTCTCTATGTCAAAGACCAATGTTTGCACTATAGTTCCTCCTTTAACAAGTGGGCAATCGTACTCCCCACGTTATATACGGCCCGAATTTCCTTTTTATCCAAAACGTCAAGCGCGTCCCCCGCATCTGCAAGAAACTCTTGGCGGGCATCGTCTAAGATCCTCTGGATATATGTCCCAATTTGGCTGGACTCTTCAATCGGACCGTATTTAGAAAACACACTAAGCATCCGATTCCGTGTAATGTATGTGCGAAACGTAGCATTCAGCCGTTCAGCACGGGTATCTCCAAGTTTGACTTTCTTCTTGGCCCGCTTCTCGCGCTCGCTGAACTCCGGGTTTTTCTTCTTGAGATAGAAAGGACCACCATCAATAAAATAAACTTCCTGTGTCCACCACGGTTTGATAACAACACCCTCCATCAGGTTTCCAGGCTTTGGGTTTAAACTCGTAGGCCTCTTGATGTCATAATCCAAAGCGACTTGAAGACCGTTACACCACGCGATCACAGGGCACAGCATCGAGAGTATGTGTAAATCGTCTTGAAAGAAGTTATACGCAGTCTTGGCTGGCATAAGCTTTCCGTTTATTCTGACGTCAAAAAACTTTATGTCCTGTTTCTCCCCATACTCCACGCGATTCTGAATACCAGGACCAAACAATTCACCACAAAGCGTCACCGGAACACGGGAAGAGTCTACAAATTTTTGGACACGTTTCCATGCATCCTGATAATATTCAAGGACTCCCCACACGTTATAAAAATGATCTCCCTTGCAGCGGATCTGCTTACGCGAAGCAACTTGCATTTCGGAATCAGGAGAAAAGATAAGCTGCAAGTTTGCGCCGTCTATTTTTTCCTGAAGGACATACACCTCATTTTCCAGTTCCGGAAAAGTCGCCAACACTTTGCGTATAAACGCTCGTTGGTAACTGTTCTGGATTTCGGGATATTTCTTAAACATTGCGCCTCCTTCTCTTCAAGTAAAAACCGGGAGAGCCAGAAGACTCCCCCGGTCACAAGTACAATCAATATAATATTAACGATCATCCTCTTACAAGATCCGCTACAGCTTGCACTGGCCGGGGACAGAAAGATTCAAAGACCATGTAGTAACCCTCTTCGATAACCTCAAAGGAATCCTCAATGATCCGCACGATTACCCACACCCGTTCCTGATACGCTTGCCACTTAATTTTGAAGCGACAATACGGAATGGATGTTCCATCCAATGTCGGAACACCCTTATAAGCAGGAGCCAACGGAGGGGCAATTGCGACTTCTGAGTATGGCATGCGAGGCGCCTCTGTAAGTCGTTCATATTTTGGTGGTTCAATTTCCCGCCTCACTGTATGTTTCATTCAGTTACCTCCTTCTCAAGTTGCAGTGTTTTAAAACAATAGAAACATTTGCCTGTAATCCACTCGTGAAAAGGTATCTCGTGTTGCTCCGTATCCGTATGACACTGAACTTCAACCCGGAGCACACGCTCACAAAAATCACGAGAAACAGTGAGTTTTTCTACTGGAGCACAACAAATGCTACATAAGAACCTCGAATGTGAACGCTCGGCATCGACGTACTCTTGGTGCCACGTCATAAAGGGAGCACTATGCATTGATACGATTACTCCTCCTTAAATTCAGAACTCGTTACCGGCTTTTGAACACTCGCCTTCTTTGGCTTCGTTGCTTTCTTTGTCCTTTTCCGAGTCTGCTTCTGCTTCGACCTCTGCAAGAACATCTCAGTGTCTGTAACCTGTAAGACATAATTGCCAGTCAGGTTCCATTTGGCCTGACGGAGAAGCGTCCGCAACTCCAGGACTGTGAAAGTAGGAAGCCGCAACTTGGCTGGATCACGATCTCGACCGAGTGTGATTTTCGTCGGCCCATTTTTCTTCTTCTTAATGCTTTTGACTGCCATCCTTACTCCTTTCTTTGGCAACTGCACCCCAACAACTGGTGTGCGCTTTGCTGGTCATCCCCCGATATGCTTTCGGGATGGACGTATTATATTTTTTCAACTTTCCGTTCACCCATACTCGAATCTGCATCTGCCTTACCTCCTAAATTAGTGTTTAACTTCAAGCCTAAAAGAATAGGGATACGCTTAGACGCTGACGTGAATGTCTTCATAATCCGTGCCCGACTCGCAGCACCCGTCGTTACTTCGTATCGGCGTTCAAGCTTCGCCATCTTCTTGAGCACTTTACCTAATTCGCCAGTATAGATTGACCACGTACGGTGTCTAATAGTCTGCGACGGCCCGCACAGTCTTGCCCGCCACTGGTGGCGATGCTTCAAATGGACAATCCGTAGAAACTCTTCCTTCGTCATCCATCATCCTCCCTGAGTCCGGATCATAGAAAAGCAAACCCGATATTCCAGTCATTCCAGAAAACCGATTCTTCAACCACCGGACTCGCGTTGTATTTTGTTCAAGGTCATCCTGTTGATCACGCTCAAGACCCACCACGAGATCTGAAAGTTGATACAGAGCTCCACTCCCTCGTAAATCCGAAAGGGATATCTGCCCACCCTCTTCAAACGGTTTCCCGTTTCCAGGTTTCTTGAGATGTGACACGATGAATAGACCGACCTGCGCCTCTTCCACAAATGACCGAAAGTTTGTCATGGCTTTATCAATGGTACGTCGTTCGTCAGCTTCAAGTGATCCACCTGAAATCATGATCGAGATATGATCCAAAAAAAGCCACTTACATCCACAACCTTTTGCCATGTATCGGAGTTTGGCCAGAAGGGTGTCTGAATCCACAGAACCCCAATGATCATAGAGTTGAATCCGCTCATGATTGAGGACTTTCTTCCAGACATCTTGCTGTTCAGCTTCAGGGACGGCTTTAGGTTTGAGGTGTAAGGGCACTCCAGCTTCCAAACTCATAAAAGCACGTGCTGTCTGTGCAACTGATTCCTCAAGGCCGATATAACCAACCGTCTCGTTTAAATTGTTGAATAAATAATATGCGATCTCCCGACACAGGCTTGACTTACCAATACCTGAACCTGCAGTGACCAACACGATCTCTCCGGCACGCATCCCAAAAGACTTCTCATTCATGTGCGCCCAGGGATAGGGAGTAGAATCCACATTCATAATCTTGCTGACCATATCCCAGGTCTCACTTCCAGAGACAATCCCATCAGGACGATACGTTTTTGCGTTCCAAATAGCTTGGATAACCTGATCACCCTGACCCGCAGTAAGACACGCATTCGGATCTTTCATGGGGAGCACTGCAATTTTGGCTCTACCTGGAGTGAGCACGAGAGCTGCCTCACGCGCCGCAGTTTGTCCAGGTTCATCCATGTCAAACATAAAGATCACATCATCAAAAGTTTCAATCCACTCGATGTTTTTCTTCACCGTTTTCTTCGCGGATTTTGATCCATGAGGAATTGAAACGACAGGCCACTTGTGGTTTTGTAGTTGCGAAACAGTAAGCGCATCAATTTCGCCTTCAGTTATGACGAGTTTTTTCCCGCCCTCTTTCCAAAGGTGTTGACCAAAGAGAACATGCTTGGAACCATAGTCCCGATAAACAAACGTTTTATCCGGAAACCGCAGCTTCTGCCCGACAATCCGTCCATCTTGTGTATAATTCGCAATTTGAACGGGCCGTCCACCAAAAGTTCCGACCTGATAGTTCCACTTTTTGCACGTCTCCTCGGTAAGTTGTCGTTTACTCAGGGCACGCACTTCACCGATAATAATTTTTTCCTCTTCGATGCTCGCGACAGGGACCTCAGAATTATCTGATGCACTCGACTCATAATGCCCACAGCCAAAACAATAGCCATGCCCATCAGCGTATCGCGCAAGATTATCCTTGCTTCCACACTGTGGACATGGCTCATGACCTGCAAACTCATTGGTGCCGAGGTCTTCAAGCATACTACACCATATCCCCAAGGTAATAACGGGTGTACCGTTTTCCTCTGGCATCTCTTGCCATCGCAACGGTAATCTTAACGCCCATCTTTCGTAGATCATAGATCCGGCTGGCCAACCGCTCAATGCCGAACACGGCTCGCGCCACCAGAGGCGTAATATATCCGTTTACCTCAAGGTAATCTTGCAGCATCTGTACTTGTGTTTCATTCCTCATAACTTCCCCCCTTGTTCAATTATTTTCGGCCAAACTTCTGATCAAACCACTCCTTCGATCCTGGAGCCCCCTTAAATGTTTGATCAAAATTTTCCTTATACAAATCAGACGGCACTCTTTGCGCCGGACTGAACATATTCACAGGAATCGTCTGACTGCGATATTGAGCCAGCCGTTCAGCTTGTCGCTCATCTACTTCAGACATATCTCTTCCTTTTCCAGCCACTCCTTCACGTCGAAGCATGGACACGCTTTATGCACATTCGGAAGATCTCTATGTCCGCACACAGTCACGCCGTCCTCACACTTCGAGATAAGCATCTCCAAGAGTGTCTTTAAGGTTTTCTTTTGTGTCCGGCTGAAATTATCTTCAGCCTCGCCCTGGGCATTTACGCCACCAACCAAACATATTCCGATAGAATTTTTGTTATGACCCTTGGCATGCGCTCCGACCTCGTCGAGTTGTCGCCCAAATTCCAGAGAACCATCAGCACGAATCACGTAATGGTATCCGATCTTTAACCACCCACGTTTCCGATGCCAACGATCAATAGTAGAGGCTCGTATCTTTTTGAGGGGTTGCGTCGCGGAGCAATGCACAATGATCTCCGTTATCTTCCGTTTCAAACAGTCTCCTTTCTTCAAAATTAGTGTTTAATAATCAGGGTAAATTTTTTTTGCATCCTGTTCTTCGGCATGGATGATCCGATGACAATTAGCACAGACCATGATGCATTTTTTAGCCTCAACGAAAAGCGTTTCCCATCTGCGGTGCAGCAGATTTCCAACATTATATTTTTTACTCGAAGGATCTACATGGTGAAAATCGTAGCAAGCAAAAGGAAACGACCGTTTGCAGCAAGCACATCGATTACCGAAATACTGTAAAAGCTTTTCGTGATTCTTTAGAATGTTTTTTCGTTTATACTTTCGGTCATTTTCTCTACACTTTTCCAGATTTTCTCTTCGATACTTATTTGCGGCTTCTTTATACGCTTTTTTATTGCGTAAATAGTAACGACGATTCCTTTCCTGCGTACAGGATTTACAGTATGAGTTAAGACCGTCTTTTGCGTCACTCCGTTTTGGAAATGCACTCAAAGACTTCCACTCACCGCACTTCGTACAACGCTTCATACCCTCGTCGGTCTTATCCTCTTGTTCATTCATTCAGCCACTCCTCTGGTATGGTCTTATCTGCGTATTTAAATTCGTTCTTCTCGCACCACATCGCGTACGTCGTCTTGCTCAACTTTGAAATCCGCGCACGTGAATTCGAAAAGACGAAACGAATATCCAGGTCAGGATGCTGTGCCTTAATGAGGAGATGTTTCTGTCGATCCGCAGTTACAAAGCGGCCTTTAGTTTCTATGAAGATTTGCCGTCCAGACTTCGTGTGTATCTCAAAGTCCGGGGTGTACTTCCGTTTTTTCGCGGGCTGCTCGTACTGGATAATATGTTCCTCATAAGAGAAGGCCACGCCCCGGCTTTTAAGGTCCGAGGCAGTAGTCTTCTCTAGTCCTGATCGAAAGCCATACTTCAGGCCCACTTGCTTAGAAGTCAGCGTCTTCCGGGTCTTTCGCACCGGCACCGTCACCAACCTCTTCTATAGGGGCACCTTCAAAACCTTCTTCTTCATCGAAACCGAATGCTTCACCATTGACGTCGCCGGTCACCAGATCCAGGATCTGAACGGCACGAAGCCGCAACGAAACACCGGCACCGATCAACTTGGTGTAAAACGGGATGATATTGAAGGCCACTTTAATAGTTGAACCGCCACCGACATATCCCTTCAACTGAATACGCTGGCCCTTGGCGTCGAAAAGGTAGATCTTGACGTCAAAAGGTTCACCGTCTTTAGGCCGCACAATGGACTTCTGTTTGAACGAGAACTCCAATTCATCAGTCGGATCTCCGGCATCATCAACCACCTCTGAGTAAGGGGCGTCAGCGATCTTGATTTTCTTCCCCTTGTTGGCTTTCTTCGCCGCAGCAACGGACTCTTCCATGGCAGCATCAATAAGATCTTTGAGTTTCTCAGCGTCCTCACCCATCAGCCGCAACTTCGTCTTATATTCCCCATCAGGATTGAACTGCGTGTCCGGCCTTGTCAGCCACGGATAGACGGCAATTCCTGCGGGAGTCGTGTATTTTTCCAGTTTACTTTTTGCCACTCTGTGATTCCTCCTTCTGTTTAAAAAAGTTGTTGCACTTATTGTCCGGACACACCACGTCACAGACAAAGGGGTGCCTGAAGCCGTCCTTCAAAAAACACCAAATGAATTTCACGTCAGAACCCTTTGCCTCTGCTTCCACCTTTGCTTTCGCAGTTTTTTTCTTCGTAGCTTTTCGCCTCCTTTCAAATGTTGTGACGATGATCTCTTGAAGAGCCGCCGTCGCTGTTCCGTTATTGGACACAGTGATAATCTCAGACTCTTCCGGCTCGTCTTTAAACCTGGAATAAATAATCACAGCATCCCCGGCAATCACCTCAACAGATAGTGCCATGCCCCTGGCCATCTCCGCATACGCAGCCCCGACGGGCGCGTAGGTCTTACGTGTTCTCCCGTCCGGGCGTAGATACTGGATTAACGGCACATAATCTTCAGGATTCTTCGCCATACGCATCGCCTCCTTTAAAATGTAATGTGCCCCTCCCGGCAGTTAACCGAGAGAGGCACTTCACGAGAGAGTGAATGAATTATGCATAAAGAAAACCCTCAAGGCAGGGCCGAGAGAGTTCTCTTTTCCTTATATGAGGGAGGGGTCTATGCAAAGAAATATTCGGACTGTTCGACACCTCTCAAATCTAAGGAACCAAAATCCGGTAACTCAGGAAGTTTATCTTGGAGTTTTTCTGGTATCTGATCTAGAAGATCCTCCCGAAACACATTAAGAACATCAACTGAATACATCTCGCAAAAAGCCTCTCGAAGAAGAAAGCTCAAGATCTCCATGTCCGCAGCGAGACAACCATAGCTGTCATGCACCATCGAAAACGCGCGGAGACCCACTTTATAACACTTATTGATCGAGAGCATCATGTGCGCAGCGTCCATCGAGTGTACGTAATTAGGAGCGATGCCCTGGGTTTGCTTCCGCTTATCTAAAGCGTTCGTTTCTTCATGCACCACGGTTTGTAGGCGCACTGACCCAATAATTAACTCCAAACGTTTTGTGTTATAACGATTATACTTCTGCATTACGCGCAACCCTGTGGGTGCCTTCCAGTGAATCGGAAGATCCCCCTTCGACACAACTCTAGCGGCCTCTTGCAGCCAGTCCATCGCTTGCCGTGCAGCGACCACAACTTCCCCGATAGCCTTATAGACAATCTCCGCAAGATAGCGGCAAGCGGGCCACCACATCTTTTTATCAGCGATATAGTAGTGGCCCTTCTCAGTCGCCTGTTTTTGAAGCTCAGCAATAAGTTGATTACACATGCCGTTTTGAGTCGCCCCATAGGGTAACGTCATGACGTTTCTCTTGACCAACTTTCGGTCAATCTTATCAACCCACAATTTTGCCCACTTGTTTCCCTCAACCTCAGCCTCAATCTCGATCCGTCCGGCGACGACATCTGCAACTTGCTGGTAGATATCTTGAGGTTTGTCTGCAGGAATCAGATTGACCGCAGCACCTCCAACTTCATCCCGAAGCATCGCACTAAAATTTTGGAGACCATTACAGGCACCATCCACTGCCACGGGCAGGTGCGACACAAACCCCTCCGGATCATTCCAATAGCCGTCGAGCTCATAACAACACGCGAGAAACTGGTATGGCTTATCAGCCTCAACCCACCACCGATTTCTAAAAGGTTGCACAGTCGATGCAACGATATCCTCAGCATGGTCTTTTACCCACTGGACACGATCCTCAAGGGAGGCTTTGTCGTAGCCATAGCAATTTGCAGTGTGAATCATGAGCCAACGAAGAGCCTTTTTATCCAGGCGTTTACCCTGTGCAAACTCTAGGAGCCCTTTCGCTGTATCATCCCCCTGCGGATTAAGGAATACAGGCAGAGGGTACGCACGCCCGCGCCAGTCCAACTGATAGGGAAAATAAAACCGAGGTTCACTTTTAAACCGACGAGCAATGGTGATTTTCTTGGCAAGGGCAGCTACCTTAGACTTCGTGCGCCAATTTTGCTCGTAAACTGCGGAGGCCTGTTTCTTCCACTCCTTCAACACCTCTTTATCATCATCAAAACAACTGTGATTCTTCATCCGTGAGATAGTGGAGTTACACTGCGGGCATAGCGGCAAGGGCATCTCGTCGCGCCGAGGAAGACCGAGCTCCTGATCTCCTCCCAGTTCCCAGGCCTCCACCAAAACGTCGTAAACATTGCGATTAATACGCCACGCCGTATCTTGGAGGGCATTCACTGCCTGATAAACCGGCTGACAATCCATGCCGTCTAACTCTTGGATGTACTGCTGGTTTCGAGTTTTAACGAGAGGAAATTTATTGATCTTCTGCGAGAGGTACCCGCCACCGCGCGCTCCCTGCCATGGGCGCGGCTTGACCAACATCGGGAGCAACACAGGGAAAAGCAGGGCGCAATCGTCGTGCGCCTTCTGGAGATACTCCAAAGTTTCGGGAGCAGCCTGTAGAGTGGATTTTCTCCACTTCTTATCCCGAATCGCCACAATTTGGCTCAACTGCGTCGAATCACAAAAGATCCCTATAAGGCGAGCACCTAGTCTGATTTTCTCGGCATGTGGCCAGTCCTCCTGGGTAATCCCTGCCCACTTCGCGGACCGCTTTAAGAGAATCCTTTTGTACCTGTAACTGGTGGCTTTACGAACACCTTCTTTTACATGCCGATACAGGCCCGCATTCTCTTCTTGGAAAATTGAAAAATTCAATTCATCTTCTAAAAGGTTTGCAATCTCCAAAGCTACAGCACTCACACTGTGCCGTGAGGCAATCGCATTGACACACTGTCGGGCAGTGATAAAGGCGACAACGTCTGAATCGAACGACTTGAGATACGTCTTAATCTGCCCCAACTGATGCTTTGGTGTGATCGCCCTATTCTCACAGAACTCTGTAATCGCCTGTGAAAGGGGCTCAATGGCGTCCAGAATCAGTCGTTGACCAGGAGGCATGTCTGCCTCACCCCGCTTCGCACGAGTCTCCCGGTACTGCGCAACTCCCATAGCGACTGACTCCTCTTCTAACTGGTACTGCCTCTCCACTGTATTCATTCAGATCTCCTGTCCATAAAAATTTGAGTTACGAAATTTGACAAAAAATCCCTATCTCCCCACGCGCCTCAAAATTTGAGTTACATGCAGAGCTCTAAAAGTGGGCCAACAGGTTTGTACCTATCAGCCCACTTTATGTGACGTTAAACAGAGTAACTAGGTGGGATACTCTCAGCCCGCTCCAGGAGAGACACAGCATCTTGGAGTTGAGCTGGATTAAGGTGAGCATACCGTTCTGTCACGTGAATCGTTGAGTGCCCTAACCAGCGTTGAACCACATATAAAGACACTCCCTTTTGAACTAAACGCGACGCGCAGGTATGTCGTAACGTGTGGATGGTAACTTCAATCGCTGGACGTGTTTTCCGAAACAGATATTTCACTCGATTATCACTCAGCGTAAACTTGTTCCGATGCTTCAGAATTTGTACGACACGTTTTGTCATTGGCACTGACCTGGGACGATCATTCTTAGATTCCCAAATCATAATTAGATTATGATCAAAATCTACATCTTTCCGGACCAGTCGCAGAGCCTCAGATAGCCGCATCCCAGTATCTACCAGGATAACCACCAGATCAGCCATCTCGTCTTCACCTAAAGACCGCAGCTCAGAAACAATCTGATTTTCTTCATCCTCAGACAGGACGTGAAAACGTGTGGGTTTTTCAGCCGTACGGTATTTGTTAAACCGAGGCATCGTGATCACTTCCCCCCAGTCCTCCTGAGCAAGCCTCAGAATCGTCTGCAAGGTGGATAACTTCCGGTTTATCGTCGTAGCACCATTGCCTTCCTTCCTGAATCGATTGACCAACTCTTGAAGAGTCTTCTCGGTAATCTTTGATAGTGAAATTTCACCGAGATGCCGCTCCAGGTGCCGACAATTTGACGCTACTGATCGATACGACCGGCTTGAATTCCAGTGTTCACGTAGTGCGCGTAAAGTTGCGTCAGCAAGTTTCATTTTTTCTCCTTCTTCCCTGCGTACACTTCTGCTTCACATAGAAGCGGACTAGATGTTTCAACATAAGGATTGAACCAGCGTTCAGGCCACATCCAAGCTTCTCGTGATACTGTAGTCACGGCTTCGAGATCCTCTGCCATCTTCCGGGAAATCGAACGTTGACCCCGGACGATATAACTCAACGAAACATGTGATATCCGCGCCCGACGCGCGATTTCTGCTTGAGTCATGAGTTCCCGTACGGTCATCTTTAAGCACCTCCTTTCGCTGACGTGTCCGTAACCTTAAACAAGAATTTAGTTAATGTCAAGGTTTTCTCCAGGTGGCCCTTCAACCTTGTGAGTTGATGAGCCAGCCGGAGGCACCGACTGAGTTGCTGGTGAGGCCCCCTGCCGTGGTCCGTCTCAGCGTCCTGCGCAGGTCTACTCACGAGTCTTACTTTTTTCTCGCCGGTGCGTTCCATCTATCGATTGAATTCTTCGTCAAAAGCTTCCAGTGAATTTATGCCAAAATCCAAGTTACATCGCGCGGCTTTCAGGTCCGCAATCAACTCCTTGGACTCCTGGGGCGTTGCACCAAATGGTCTAATCTCGTTGACTAAATCAATCATTTGACGCGCGGCATCCACGACCCTTTCCAAACCCCTAATTGATACGTTAGGCATCTTAAACCTCCTCTTTAATTTTATCGTAGGCATGTTCAGCCTGTTCTCTGGTTGTTTCAATTCCTTCCCGTGCTTGCGTTGCCTGTATCGTTCTGACCATCAGTTCCCGTCTAAGGATCTGATTATCAAGAATTTTATGAATATCTATTCGCCGGTGTGCCGGTTTCCAATCACAAGACATGCATATTCCAGCATATTGATGCACGGCTTTTCGCCCACAATTAGGACATCTCGTCGCATCACTGCCAGCTTGTTCTTCTGGTGTACAGGGATTCTCCCGCCGCTCGTCGAGAAGCTCCCGGTAACAATCAGCCTGTGATTTTCCAGTGGTCAGCATCCGTAAATACGCATCTTCCCAACACTTTTCACATGCGGACATCTTAAACCTCCCCTGTTTCGGTTCGCATACTTTCATAGGTGATCGAACGTCCCTCTTCCAGAGCCCTTAGCGCGTGCTTAGAGCTTGTAATCAAAGTTTCCCGCGAGTAGCCTTCCTGAACCATCAGAGCCAGCTCTTCCAGTTCCTTGACGGCGGCTGCCATGTGGGCGACTTGATGCACCTCCGCAACGCGCTTTCCGAGTAGGATGTACGCGCGCGTTAAATCCTGGTGACAAATGGGACAAATAATTTTCATGTTATCTCCTTCCTGCACCCGTTAAAGGGCACTTCACGTCGCTGTAGTTCATACCACATGATCATCTCCAGGTTGTCCGTACCTGAAAACTCACGGCAAAACAACTGCCACTGTCTTAAGAGTGTTAAAGCTTTAGAAAATTCTTCAACATCCCGATCGGACAGTTCTCCGATATCCTTTCGCCACTCTTTAATTGTTGCCATATCTACTCCTCCTCTTTCTTGTACATCTGTGAGTTATTCATCAGGCTGGCTAGCCATTCCAGCTCAACCTTTTTCTGCCGGTTGCGAATCTCACGTTTTTCGCGTAAAGATAAGTACCGGTTTGACCTTCTGTATTTTGGATTTTTTCTCCAATCAAAATTCATCATGTTTTGCACTCCTTATCTAATCTCTTGGATGTCCTCAAAGCTGAGACCTTGAGGACACTTACAGACTAGACCTCTTGCTACTCCTCCCGGCATCTTGAGGTGTTAATGTTTGTATCCATCCTCATTTCCCCTTTCTGGTTAACTCTTCGGCCAACCATTTAAAGTTGTCGCGCCGCCTTTCGAGTAGATCTTTCATAGCTGACACTTCAGCCGACACGCGAATAAGCTTTTGGTGTTGAGCTTTGAGTAGCTTTTGGTGTTGTCTCAAGGTCATTATTCAGACTCCAAAACAAAACTTCTGAAAATATCTTTTGCCATGAATTCATTTCGCGTTTGTCCCACAATTTCACCGGCAAAATAGATGATGAAAATACCTTCCTTTTCGATCAGCTCTACGTTATTAATTTGAATCGTCATGGTTTTTGCTCCTTCCCTCTAATTTTGAGTTACATTTTTAGACATACTTTTTGGTGTTTAATGTGGTTTCCAAGTCTGCGATAATCTCGGAAGCTGAGTGTGTCAACCAGTACACTTTTTGTGCTTTACGATACGCGCGTACCGAAGGATATTGTCTTTCAGCATTCCGTGCGTAGCACACATCAGAGCACGCACACATACCGAGATTTTTTGAAGGACACGCCATAGCATTGCCCATGTTAAAAATCATAATGGTATCGTCTAATTTACCGTTTCCAAGCGACATTTTGACACTTCCCAGTTTTCGATACTTTTTGTTAGCTTTCATATGGCTTTTTTCAGGTTTATTTCGGCCACTACCATGCACTACAAAAGCAATATTTTTAGGTGTTTGACACAAAGTACACTGTCCGCAACTGCCTGGACACTTGACGAAACCTTTTGGGATATCTTTATCGGTCATAACTACAATGGTTTTCCCATTATTGCCATTATCGTGGCCACTTCCTTTCACTTTGAATGTAGCTTTTGAAAAGTTTAAGTCGCGTCTTGCCGTGTATCCATATGTTTCAATGTTCCAAGTACTTTTAAGATAGTCTGCAATCCGGTTTAATTTCGATACACACGATTGACTGAAAAAATCTCCTGATTCATTAAAGCGAAAGTACTGGATATAATCTCCAAGTTTTACCGCCTGTTTCGAGTTAAGTCCTTGTTTTTGCTTCATTTTCTGTCCTCCTTAAGTTGATTTTTTGGCCGAAACCGACTTAAACATAAAATTTGTGTTTAAGATTGTCAAGGAAAAAAACACGAAAAAGACGATTTTTTTTTTCAGGTGTAACTCTGAGTAGCAAAAAACAGATACAAACAAACACGCACGCACAACCAAAATTCAGCTATGAGACCAGTGAGGCACCTGAAACATACCAGAAAGCCAGTCAATCAGATATACAATCGGATTGAAACGTTTAATTTGCGCCATATACAAGACGGTCGCGGCGCGTGAAGGAAGGAATGCGCACGTGCGCGTGTTCCTCATGGCTGCGCCCCCGTAGGGGGGGTGTTTTTCGCCCGGAGGATTAGGGTTGGGGTCTCAGAAATTTGTAATAAAATTTTTGGCTCTTACATTTCTCCTGAACCTTCTTCCGGTAATCTTTTGGTGTTGACAATATCCCAGGACTCCACTAGAGTTTAACGTCTAATTTATTTGAAAAGGAGCCAATCATGACCACCGTACTTTCATCAGAGCGCATTCATCTTACACGAGATGATACTGCGCTGCGTTTTACACTAATCCTTAAAGACACACTGACAGATGACGACCGGCACCGTGTGCGTGAAGGAATCATTGCCGGATTACAGCCAGATCGTTTTAACCTGTATGACCTTATTATGGACATCTCGCAGCTCGATTCTGTAGGTTTCCTTGGGGTGGAGACATCCATCACGTACTGGCATGCTGCTATTAAAAAGTTCGGACATCTCTTCGTCAACTGCTACCTCATTTTAGGTGAAAAGTTCGAGTCAGATATCCTGTCTCTTCAGGTGAAACATGTAGTTGAAACACTGGGCGCACAGGACAGGTGTGTGGTCTTGACCACTTACGAAGAACTTACAGATCTTCTTAGAGAAGCTATCTAGTCTTTATCTCTGATGCTGATCATTATTAGAGACACAGACCAGGAGGAGAGCTTAAAGACAGACTCCATGTATACTTAAAGTATAACTTAGAGAGAGGGGCTTCGCCCCCGGAGCTCTCCTTATATGAGGGAGGGGTCTGTTTATGGGGTGCCTGGAGGGATTCGAACCCTCTAAAAGATGGGCCACAACCATCTCCCGCGCCATTTGGGTTCAGGCACACCCGCAGATTCTATTAAGCGTGAAACCATTTAGGGCCTTGTGGTTTAACTCCCATGACATGCTCAGCAAAGTGTGCGAGCTCCTTGTTGAGCTGTTCTTCACGCCACTCGTCGGCAGCAGAATCCTGTTCCTTTGCTAGCCGGTTTTTCCAGTAGGCGACACTTTCAGCGACGGCGTCGAGACGGTCATCGTGTGCAAGAGCCCCGCGCTCCAGGGTCATTCGGGTCATCTGATAGAAGAGTTGGTAGTTGATGTCATCAGTTCCCCTGGCGTCGCGCCGGATCAGTTCTTCATCCACGATCAGTCTGTGTTGATTCATGACAGGCTCTAGGACGTCTATGATACGCCTTTCCTTCTGTACTGAATTGCGGATTTCCGAAAGGGTTACCGTGTATTCGTGTTTCTTGAGGATTGGCTTCATGAGTTCCAGGAACATGCCGTCACCAAAGTTACTCTCAATGACGATCTCATGGACGCCACCTTCCTTGGCCTTTTCTGCAAGGGTGTTGAGTGTCTTCTCTTCGTAGCCTCCGGTGAAGCCACCGGCGTCACACAGGAAGATGTTTCCATGCATCATCTTTGAGATGGCATATCCAGTTTCATCCCGGCCTCGACCGGCTGGATCGATGAGCATCACTGCACCTTGATAAGGCCGCCACTCTTTGTCCCACTTAAGGGGGCGGTATAGACGATCACCTTGGAGTCCAACCATGGGTAGGTCTTGTGGCCGGATCAGCTGTTCAGGACCAGAGCCATACATGAATTTGACTGGAGCTTTCTCCAGGTCAATATTCCAGACTATCAGGTCAGACAACTTGAGGGGATACTTGTTGGCATCACTGAGAGATGTATCCAACATGAATTGAAGGGCAAATCCGGAGCGTCCGTATGATGTTTCTCGTTCAATCAGGTCAAAGTCGTTAAAGCGTTCCGGATCAGTAGGAGCTCCTACTTCGAGTCGTGACTTGAGGATGTAGGGCGCAAGTCGGTTTCCGAAGAATTTACGGAGGCGTTCTCCAGGCATTCGTGCGGGCCAGATCTTAACTTCGTATCCCCGGTTGGGAAGTACATTATAGAGGGACATTTCACACTGAGGAGTCCCCAGGTAGATAATGCGGGAGTGCTTCGCAGGAGTAAGCACTGCGTCGAACTCTTTGACAGCCTCTGAGAGGCGTTCCCGCATGGTCAATGTGTAAGAGTTCTTAGGTACTTCGATATCGTCAGCTACTATAACATCGGCACGTGATCCTGCGAGCTGTCCAAAAATACCTACTGATTTCACTGAAGGGGCATGGTGTGCCCTAGCAGGTCCGACATCGAAAGCAACGTTTGAGTCTCTCTGTTTATTTTTAGGCTGTAAATGCTGAAGGATGTCCACCTCCGCGATCAGCCTTTTAGTAAATGTGGAGAAGGCGTCGGCTCTGTCTTTTGAAGCCGACACTACGAGAACTTTAAGTTGGGGATCTCTAAGGAGTAGCCACAGAACGAAAACAGACGTAATCCAGGACTTACCAACTCCTCGAAAAGCCTCGATGACAGAACGCTTAGGCCCGCGCTGGAGGTAATCAGAGATGTCATCTTGAATGGGGGTTGGTGGGGGGAGCAGTAAGTGTTTCCAGATGTAGGCGACGAATTTCTTAAAGTCGGCTTTGAGTTCGTCTAAAGGTGACATTTTTCGGTTTCCTCCAAAACTGTGTTGACATTAACCCCAAAATTCGTGTATAAGCCTCTCAGCCCCACGAGGTTCGACGATCTCCAGGTTAGGTGGGGGATTGGGTTCATGGAGTGATGAAAGCCGTACCTGCTGCGTACACGCCAATAGTGAATATGAATACAGCAACTCCAACCAGGATTCGATTCACACTGTCGCGCCAAGTTTGCAAATTAGTTATGTCTGCTGCGTGGGTGGCGCACCTGAGAAAACCCTTGTTTTCAGCTTCTTTGAATCTCTGGCACAGAATAGACAACTTTAAATCCATCCGGATCAGCAGATCGTGTTCTTCTTGTTTGGTCATATTGAATATCCTCTTTCTAAAAGGGAGGTATTTATGAGTATTTCAGGGAGAAAATTAAAAGTTGGGCTGCGATTTCGGTACGAGTTTCGGCATGAGGGTCAGCGCATACAGTCTCGATACACGTATCTCTCTAAGAGGGATGCCCGCGCTGCTGAAAAGGAACACCATGATAGACTTTCCGGAGAGACGTTGCGTGATTTGTTTAAGGCGCGACTTGAAGACATGAGATTGAAGGGGATGTCGCGAGACTATCTTTCAGAAAATCGCAGATATTATATCCGAGCTCAAAATGTGTGGGGAGAAAATACGCCGGTGCGAACCATCGACAAACCAAAAGCACACGATTTGATTCAACTCGAAGCTGCACGGCTGGCCCAGGCAGGAAAGACTAACCACAAATTAAATGGAATGATCCGGTGTCTCCGAGCTTTTTTCTACTGGAGTATCGACGAGCGGGGCATCATGATGGAGAATCCCTTCTATAAATTCAAGTTATATCCTATCGCATTGAAACAGAAATACATTCCGTCAGATCGACAGGTAGCCGCCGTCCGGAAACTCTTGACGAGAAAGCAGCGATCTTTATTTGATTTTATAGAAGAAACAGGTTGCCGAATCATGGAGGCTGTCTCACTCCAAGTTGACGATATTAATTTGAGGGCACAGACTGTGACACTCTGGACGCGAAAAGCCAAGAATCGTAATCTAACTCCGCGCATCATTCCGTTTCCACACTGTTTAAAAGACAAGCAACTTCCGAAGGCTGGAGCCGTATTCAAGACCTGGGATGCTTATCCCCGGTTTTTAGAAGAGGCGATGGTGCTTTATAAAAAATCGCCGGTCGGCTATTTATCACCCACTTGGAGTTGGCACAATTTACGCCATCGAAGAGCCTCGCTGTGGGCTGCTGCAGGTATGAGCACCTTTGAGATAATGTCACGGTTGGGCCACAATAATCTCTCAACGACGATGCAGTATCTCCAACTCTTGGGTTATTCAGCCCTTTAAAGGGGGAACACAGGTAGAGGGTAGAGGGGTACCCTCTGGAGGGTATTTCCTGAAATAAACATTAAGTAAATACAAGATGTTATGGGCTACTAGCCAGGACTTAAAATCCCTTATCGCTTGCCGGTGTGCGGGTTCGATTCCCGCCCCAGGCACCATAAATCAGTAATTAAATGAGGGAGTTAGCATAAGGACAGACTGCTCCTTTAAATAATGCTCGGAGGGTACCCCCGGTCTTGTAGGATACCCTCCAAGATGTTTTTACGTCCAACTCAGCGACGCATCCTCAAACTCCATGGAGACCGACAGGCCTTTGGCAGCCGTCCCGGAGTGTATAGCATCGATATCGATGTAGATCATATCTCCGGTTTGAACGTCGTCATAAGATGTGTTGACAACACCATCGCTGGCAAAGAGTTCATCGCCAATGGTAACTTTGGTGGAAAGCATGTCTCTGTGCTTCTCAGGGATAATGCTTCCAGTGCCAATCGTCTTATTGGCTTCCGCGACGAGGGCGGCGTTGGTGACCTCAAAGTAATCGTCATCCACGGCAGTTATGGTGAAGGTTCCGTTGTTGCCCGCATTGAAATTCTGTGCCGCAATACGGAGCACATCTCCCGCTTTCAGGGAGGCCAGGGAATCAGCTATGACAGGATCAGTTCCGGTACCGTCATAGGTATACCGTGCGGTGTTGCCGCCCTGATCTGTAATGTCAAACTGGGTGGTTGAATCTCCCAGGGCCGCAGTTTGTCGTACCCGTCGGAGCTGAATGTCACAGCTTCCTGTCACACCAAGAACCGAATTGGCTGCGGTGACGCCGGTCAGATTGAAACCATTCATAGAGGCGGGCACCACGAAACCAGCGAGGCCGTCGGCTACTGCACAATCGGTATCAGCAGCCACCACACTTCTTTCAATCAGTTTCTGGAGGACCTGCAGATCATCCAGGCTCTTCTCTGTGGACTGGCCACATGTAATGTCCCGGATGGTAATCATGTCAGTACGAACGAGGGTTCTCAATGCCGGGAAAACTTCAGTAGGATCGCTCATTAAAATCACTCCTTATCGATAAGGTTTACGGTTTTTAAATAAATTTATCCCAAGTGGGATCTTTCGGATCAATGAGACGGCCAACAATAGCACATAGAGCAGCTGCGCCGAGAAACGTATACATTACGATTCTCAAGATCCAGCCAATAAGCCACCTTAAAACGATCCAAGAGACTCCACCAACAATACTCAACGTTTTAAACATCGTCACTCCTTTCTGTTAAACTTCTGGTTGAACCAGGACGTCCAACTCAGTGGGTTGAAAATTAAACACGTCGTCAAATTCTTCAAGATCTTGAAGGCGACTTTCAGCATCATTCGAGGCTTTTCGTACAGCTTTCCGAAACTGTTTAAGTTCCGCAGGTATGGGCACTTCTTCTTCGAGTTCTCGAAGAGTTAGCCAGTCAGTTTCTTTAAGAATGGTCTGAGCTCGCTGTTTGATTTTGAGACATTTCTGCGCCTTTAAATCATCAAGTGACTGTTTCGGGCTGAGTGTGTGCTCACGGACTACCACCCCATCCACCACAGTGTCAGTAAATCCCGTTGATCGATAACGTCTGGTGTTAAAAGGAACCTCATGAAATGGGAGAATGCCCAGGTCTGCAAGTTCCTCTTTAGACCAGCGTTTAAAGATCGATTTAGGATATTGGTTGATTCCTTGAGTAATGGGCTGTGGAGTGTGTAGTATTGTATTATCGGGAAGTTTCCACATATAGATTATCACCTCGCGTTCGCATATTTTTCAGGTTGCTGTGCAATGCCGATGCAGATGTGGGTATGTCCGCTACTGTTAACTGAAGTATCAGACGCACGGCATTTTATTCCTGAACAAACCAGATCACCAATAGAAGATCCGAAATTTTGAAGGTTGTTATTGGTATTTAAGTACAGCCCAACGTCCATCACATTGTACGGCTGAGCATCTAAAAGCCATACCACCCAATTTGCACTCGCGTCTGCATTCTTTATGATCGCCAATGCTGGTGCAACAGTGCAAGGAACGAAGGGACCGGCAGGACTACTATTACCCTCATAGTTGATCCCAGTTGTGAATTGTGATATGACCTTTATAACAAGCACACGGTACGTACCTGTCGGTGCCGCACTTTTAATGGAGACATTAGTTGCATCAACATCTACATATTGAGTCACTGTCTCGCCACTCGTGCTGTTTATAATGATGTTGTAATTGGTGGTTAAACCAGGGTGTGACATGTACCAATCACCAGTTGAATCCACCCGTTTTCCGATGGCAATAAAGGTACCTGTTCCGAGACTGTGCGCTTGATCTGTATCCGAACCGTTGGTGTGCGCGAGTTCATCAGTGTAAACACCATACGAAGTACCAACACGTAAAGATATTCCAGCCCACGTGTCTGAACCAGAAAGTGTTGCTTTCGCGCCCTTACCTGCATTCGAATTGAAGTGGATAGAATTTGTCGAGTCATCTGAAAAGCGTACTTCCCAATCTTCATTGTTGGTGAGGTTTTTCAGAATATCAACGTAGTTGGTCCAACCGCTTCGTAATGCCGTGAGTGTGGATTCAATATTACTTTCAGTGGCCTGATCAACAACAAAGCCATTCGTTGATTCAAGGATACTGGGCTCAGTCAAATTAGCATTTGTGAGTGCTAGAAAATTAGCAGGGGGCGTATACTCAAAATTTCCCTCGCCATTATCGTCAGGTTGTGATGATGCGATGGTTAATCCACCCTGTCCGAAATTAAAGAGAAGGGCGTCCGTTGTATACAGACTGGTGTAAGGGGAGATAGGCACAGAAGGTAATGTGTCAAATGCGTACCCAGTACCTGCTTCAGGATCACCTGAATTCTGCCACACACCGTTTTTCGAAAACCAAATCTTATGGTTATCGTAATCAATGGCGACGCCTATAATGTCAGATGTTGAAGTCCAAGAATCTCCGTATGCCGTCGTCGATCCGTTGCATTTTGAACCATCATTATAATAACCCCAAACCTCTGAATCACCGCTTCCGACACCGTTTAAAGCAGCGTCTTGAGTAGCAACTCCAAGAACCATGTGAGCCACACCACTACATGCTTCAATTTTGACTTCAAAGTAATGCTTGCCTGAAGTAATCCAGAAGGGACTCCGGGCGTTGAACCACGCACCAGCACTGGTACATTTCTGGTTTCCCTCAGACAGCGTGAGACTGCTCCCCTTATCCAGGGGATTCATGACAGCATATTGCTTAGTGGGTGTGTCTAGCACTTGATCAGTTGATGTAAGATTTGCAGACGTATAATCATTACTGTTTCCACTCACATCGTTGCCTAGATCCCCACTATCTGCGAAATCTAGATGAAAACCATTCGTGCCGTAAGATCCTGAGTATGCTTTCGGTATCCAAATACCACTTTTAAACTCTCCAAAACTCGTCGAATCCGCAATAATTCCATCCAACATGATGACTTGAGCAAGACATCCATCTGTAAAACTGGTCCCCGCGGGGTTTCGACCAACATATTGAGCTTTAGCATTTTGCAGAAAACCGGTGAGGTTATAGTTTAATGAGGGGTAGGTCTCAGTGGCAAAATCCGTGACTTGACTTCCATTCACTTCAATGGTAACTCGATCAGCCGCAGTCGCTTGAGTAGTATCTATCTGTACGCAAATTGAATACCACCCAAAATCGCGGTATTTGGCGGTTGTCTTGAGATCACCGGCGGTGGCACCGTCAAAGTAGAGACGAAGTTGATCCTCATAGTACTGTAGGGTATCATAGTGTGTCGCAGCCTGAGCAGCGATCACATCCATAATTGTCATCCCAAGATTCCCACGCTTTAACCACAGCGCAATCGTGACTTTTTTGCTACTGTCAGCAGCTCCGCTCGGTGTCCATGATAATGACGCAGAGTCATCATCGTTGAATCGACAACTATTCGCAATTTGAGTTTCATAGAACGCGCTGTCAGAATACCCTGCAGGTAGAATTAAGTGACTCATAGTTTAAGAACTCTCTTCCCACTTTCCAACCATAAGCATATTTGTGCCGTCTGATTTAAAGATCATGATCAGTTTACTTCCAGATCCTGAAGGCGTGTCGGGCGTTCCAACAGCACCAAAATCAAAGACAGCGTTGAATGCGAGCGTCCGGTCAGAAGAGTCTTGAATGACAGTTAAACAATAAAAGGCTCCCGCTTTCTGATTTGTAGGGGCATTTAATGTTGTATTCTGGTCCAGCGTAAGCGTACACACTTGGTTACTCTCACAGTCCCAACTCACTGCGGCGGCAGGAGTCAGTGCTGATTCATCGAAGTTCTGTGTTTTGGTGAATTCAGTAGCGATCCCGGCGGCAGCTGCTCCAGCTTCGGCGGCTGTAACACTGTGTGGGTTTCCAGACGAGACGTCTTTATGTGCCACAGCGTTGGTCAGATCTGTATTCGTCTGATCGTAAGTATCCAGGAGGGCCTTATTATCGTGCGAATGAACTTCATCAGCTTCGATTCCGTCTAAGAGAGTTTTGTTGTCATGTGAGTGTGTCGAAGCCGCTAATGCAAAGGCTTCCAGGTGTGCTTTGGTAACTGCATCCTGCGCCGCAGTCGGATCTGCCAGATTTGTGATCTTTCCGGAGTCAGCGTCGTAGTTGCCGTCATCACCTTTAATGAGTGAGTCTTCAGCATCATCCGCAGCTTCCTGAGAAATGTAGAAATTCTGTAACGCTGAATCATCCAGATCCTCTTCAGTAAGCGTTCCGGCATCTTGGAAGTTTACTGTGCGGCTATCTTTTGGGGTTGTTCGCTGAAACCGAATCGTCGCCCCTACAGCCGGAGCTGAATCCAACTCAACGGTACTGGCAGTCAACCACGTGAAATCAACTTCAACACCCGCTTCATAAGCGGTAACGTGGTCTGCTTCCAGGTATCCGAATGTGATGCTGAATGGACCAGTACTTCCGGTAGAAGTGTATTCAACATAAGAATAGGCCATATATTCTGCTCCAATGAGTTGAGGGGCGAAAAGCCCCCCACTCGATGTAGTTAGTCAGATGAAGTACCCAGGAGTTGTTCAAATTGGGTACGGTAAGTTTGTGTCTTTTCGTGCCGTCTTTCAGTTAAACCGCGAATCGCGTTGGCTTGCAGTTGATACTCCGCGATGATCTTCTCGCGCACTTCTGGTGTTTCAGCCAGATAAGCCGCGCGTGCGCCTTCCCGAAATATCTGAATGATACGTCGGTAAGTCTCAGCGCGTGTTTGATCATCTTTAATGTGTTGAAATTTAGGATTATCATACACCCGATTTAACGTCTCTCTGATGGGCATCTTCGCAAGTATGGCATTGAGTTGATCGTACTGTTTTGGCTCAAGTTCGACGCCCTGCAGTTTATCTGATATTCGACCAACGTTAGCTCCGCAGAAATACATATCGAGTAACGCCCGATCTGCATCAGTTGTACGAGTAACGTTGAACATGCCAAACGTCCTGGGTTCTTTTACAATCGGTTGTCCGGTCACATTGTGGCGGCGCGGGAGTAGTTTTGTAGAGTCAACATTGATGTTAAACGCATCTTCCCAAGAGTAAATCTCTCTAAGGTATTGATCATCAGAGACCTGCTTGTTCTGCGCAGCAATCGCAAACGGAAAGAAGGTACTGCCCGTTCGCTTTATGAAACGTTCCTGCCAACCAGGAGATCCACGAAACATCATCGTCATGAAATCTGAGAGACTTTTCATGAAGGTTTTGCTTCCGATGTTATCCGCAAAGATGAGACTTGCGGCTGAAAACATCTCGTAAAAGGTGGAATCCGGCATGTGATACATATCGTAAACACGATGAATATCTGCAGCCATTCCCAACCACATGGCTAAGGGATCGAGGCGATTGTATTGAATCCACTTCTCCCCGGTCCAAAAGGCATACTCTTGAATGTTGGCATTGCGCCACGCATCTTGTTGCCCTGTAGGAGCTGCGCCCGTGATACGACCTGTGTTATAAAGATAAAAACCCAGGCCCATAACAGATGTACCGACTGAAATCCGAGAAACAGCTTCGGCCTGTCGGATACCTCCGGCTAGTAGATCTTCCTGAAATTTTCTTGAGAGGAGACCTAACGGTGTTCTCCTGCCTGAGAATAGAGCAATATTGACGGCCACATTATAGAAAGGCACAAAGATTGCTTTGAACAAAGGCAGCGCGTATTTACCAAGAACTCCCCCGGACGGGTTATAACTTAAAGCACGACCTACATCAGCCCAGGCACCCCGCAGTGGGTTAGTAAAAGTCATCTCACGTGCGGCTCGAAGAGCGTCTAGATGAAGCTCTTCAGGTGTGTTCTTCATGAGGTTCAGAAACTCGTTGTCAAAAGAGTCCCAACCTTTCTTGATACCAACTGTAGTATTGTAGGCCATCTCGAAGGCCCGGAAGTTTTTCTCGGCTGCATATCCAATCGATTTAAAGATTTCATCCTCAGCTGTGAGAAAGCGAAAGGGCAGTCGCACTAAATCACCAACTGGAATTTGCATCCACCACTCAGGCTCAATGCCTAATTTTTGTGCTGCCTTTTGGAGAGGAATATTAGGGATAGCTCCACCGCTTAATGATGTGTCATATTTTGTGAGTACATCAGTTATGGGTTCACCCTCCAGAAAGGACTGAAAAACCTTTCCGAGTTTTCGCTTGTCTCCGGAAATCCAATCAGCTTTAAATCCTTCTTTAAAACCTTTTACATTTCCGCGCACCAGTTTAGAAGCTCCGGGCAGATAGAATGCCTCTGCAAGGCCTTTTCCCATACCAGTATAATAAGCCGCGAGCTGTTTGAAACGCCAGGGCTGTATAAGGCCCATGACACCAGTTGCGGCAGTCCGTGAAACTGCTTCTAAACTTAAGGCTGCCAACGAACCGAGCATGTTCACTTTATGTGTCTGTAAAGAAGAGACCAGGGCAGCTTGCCTATATTCAGTAAGCCCCTGCATGAAACGTGAACGTGTTACCTCACGCGCATACGCCGCTCTCGCTTCGCTATCGTGTAAAGACTTGTAGTTATCTACCAGTTTCTTAATGTTTTGCTTCCCGGTGACGTCCATAGTTTCTTCTAAAAACTCGTCACTGATTTTATCAAAATCAAACTTCCGACCTTTGCGCATAATTTTATATGCATTAAGACCACGCCCGACTTCGACCTGAACACCTTTCACTGTGCGCAGTAGATCAGCAAATTGCTGAAGATGTGCAGCCACTTTCATTTCGTGACCAAAAGGCCTGTAACCGTGTTCTGCACTTTTCTCAGCGAGATCATAGATGAACTCGTCATAAGCCACCAGATAGCGGTTAATCATATTTATTTTCACATCCAGATTTTTGACGTCTGCAGCAAAAGAAGCCACGAACTTGTTTACTTCTTCAACTCCAGTACCCGCAAGATCTGCAAGTTTTCTTCCAGCCAACGCCGCCGTCGTTCTTTGCGACCTGGGCGTATGCCTGGGAGTCTTCTCGATGATCATCTCCAGGAGCTGTTTATGTTCATCGGTTGTTTCAATCCGATCAAAATTAATGAAATCCTTACTGAGTTCCTTTTCTGGTAGTTTCCCTTCAGTCAGGTCAAAAAGGTCTTTTGCCAGCTTATCTGCTTCTTCTGGAGTGAATGGGCCAGAAACGGCTTCCTGAGAGCCACGAGGTTCGACGATCTCGTCTGGAGCCTTAGTAGCCCCTTCGGTAATTTTAGATGTTTTCTCTGAGATATCAGCAGCAGCCTCTCCAGGTAAATTCTCGTCAACTTGCTTTGAGATGTCGTCGAGGATGTTGTGCTTACTCGTCCATAACTTCCCCTTGACGAGGCGCAGACTCATGAACAGGGCATCGGCTGCAGAACCAATGCCCAAACCTTCGATGGCATTCTTCAGCCGTCCTTCAGTTTCAGAATCATTCGGATCAGCCTTTAACCAGCGCGTCACCGGATTTGATAACTGTGGGTAGTGCTCAATGAGATCTGAGAGCCGCGACTCATGGGGATCAAAGACGGTAGTATCAGCAGCCATCCCCGCGATGGACACCCTGATAAACTCAAACAGTTTAGGGGAACTCTTAGCGAGGGCCGCCATCTTCGGGATTTTTGATAGTTTCCCGGCGACACCTAAAAACGGGATAAAACCAGTGGCAAATTGTGCGCCTCCGGACGCAACCATCCCCAGTTTAGTGTAGTATTCGGGTGTTTCATTTTCTTCAGGTTGTGTATCCTGTTCTGGATTGCGAACATCACCAGGAGTTGGGTCTGTAACAAAACCTTGAGGATCATCTAATCCATCAGGCCCTAACTCCGGCAACCAATTTAGCATCCAGTCA